ATGTCAAGGCCAACTGCTGGCAACGAATTCATAGAAGTCGATACCAGGGGGGTGGGCAATGACAGGCTGGAAGGTGTGAGAGCGACAGGAACAGAGTCGCTGAAAGACTGTTGATAAAGAGCCAGTTGTGATGTCGTGGCGGTTGTTGTGCTCAACTGAGGGGTCAGAAGAACAATCTCATAGGATACATACAGGTTGGCATACGATGCCTGACTGGCCTGCGAACCGACAAATAGTCTGCCGATTGTACTGGAGCGTCCCGGAGGATCAGCGCCATCGCGGGCCTTGGTGTATGCTACACCATAGGGTGAATGCAATAACTTGCAGTCTTGTGGTGAGAGATTGAGCACAACGTCCTTGCTTATCTGTCCAATCGCATGGAACTTATTAGCCATGAACTCCGCACTGGAACCAGGGGGTGTGTCCAGGGGGTCGGTGTCCAAAGCAAGATAGACGTTTCCACCGTAAGTGGATGGCGAACTAGTCTTAGCATGGAAGGACAACCGTTTGACTTGGAATTTCTCAAAATTCCTAGCGATGGATGATAACCAGGGAAAAGTAAACCGACTACCAGCATTGACTGCGTATCCATTAGTCTTTCCAACTAGTGAGAAAGAACTATTTGGAAGGGTGATGGAGGCAATCAACTCGGTATGTTTGATGACTGTGCCGGGTACTTGTGGTTGTTTGGGTCTTGGGGCTACTGATTTGGTTTGTTTGGACTTGCGTCCGGGGTTTAAATTCTTGTTTTGCTTATTAGGCATTTATATAGTATAACTATTCAAACCACACAGTGTTGCGATTGTGCGCAGATGGTGACTTCGTCTTCAGTCAACCAAAGTTGCCTACACCGCCAAGTGGGCACGGACCTGGCGGGTGCCGTCTTATTAGGACGACTGTGATACGTAGCCCTCGTACCACTGACTAGATGTTACTTCACTGTACATCCAGTCGTTCAACGCATTTGGGAATGAACCCATGGTTCGTAACACATAACCAACACCACTCGAGAACTTTGTGTTCATAGAGTGTCTCCTGGGCTGGGTGTTGATGATTGATTCAACCTTAACCATGTGGGAGGCAATTATCTGGCCCACGATTGGCGTGTTGCTGTCACTCTGATAGAGACATTTCAATTTTTCCAATAATCTTTCGTATTGGATAGACTCGGGCAATGGCGTGTACAACCAGTTGAGCTTAGACATGGTCCGATCAACATCCATCATTGAATCTTGACCGAACCACGCGAATCTCCTAGCGAGGAACGTGAATGTCTCACCTGGTCGCACAAGCTTGAGCTTCAATTTGAACCCAAAGTTCATTGCTGCCCGCTCTATGCTAGCAGCAAGTTCTTCTGGACAAAAGATAAGCCCATCATCACCTCCAACGAGTATTAGCGGCTGGATGTCATCATTGAAAGCAGAGGACAGACAAGCATAGTTGTCAATCGAGTTCATCAAACAGGTGTCAGGAGCCCCTGAGCACCTTGCGTTTGAAGAACGATATGTGAAGTCGTTGCACGTCACAAAGAGCTTCATGGTCCTACTTAATAGCTTCTCAAATATCCCACGTTCTGAGGGATATTGTGCAAAATATTTTGAGAATACCTTCAAGTAGACGAACTTCTCCATTTCTCTGACGTTTCTGGTTATGGTCCCATCGTAGCGGGAGTAATCTGTCTCAAAACATACCCAGCCACGTTTGTGTGCCTCAGTAGACATATCCTTAATCCTAAATGCAAGTTCACGAGCTGAACAACCAAATGCAAACCAGGGCATGTGGTGTAGAGCATCCTGGAGAGGATACGTGTACCTGTACATGGCGGCTTGAACACGAGGGTCCAATGGGGTGATAAGCCTTGGCGGTGATTCCTTAAGGTACGCTTCAACTTTGAGGAACCCACGCGTTTTTCCATGCACGGGGGAACGCGGGTCAAATCCAGCTTTAAATGCCTCCTCGACAACTCGTGGGTTGGGCACTCGTGCTAGGACTTTATTGTCGTCATAGGGGAGAAGATCGGTTGGCAACTGCAAACGATCATAATGGGGTTGTAATCTCTTAGCCGGTAGGACTGTTGATTGTGCAATCTTTTGTGGCTCCTCAAGCCGTTTCATATAGGCTTCCCGGGCGGTCTCACTGGTCCTGAGATAGGTGAAAGGGTCAAGATGAGTCTTGGCCGGATTCACACCCACAACCGTGACGGGTGAAACGATCTTTGGCAAGGGATCGTGTGTTTGAGGATGCCTAATTGTGGATCCAGCCTGGTGCAGTGGGCAAGCACATGTGGCTGGTCGCACAATCTTCAATTGTCGTTTGTTGGATGAGTCATCAAGACTTACAGATGGACTGGGAGTAGCTGGAGTCTTGACAAGGTTGGTGCCAGATTTTTCAGTGGAGCTAGAGGGCTGTTGTGCTACAAGGGGTTTCGCTTTATTGGCAACACCAAACGGAATGATGTCTAAGTCAAAACCAGCCTTCACGGCGTCAACACAATAATCCATGAGCACATGCGCATCACGCATGCCCGTTATTGTATTGACGTTATGCTGTGAGAGGGGCTTTTGGCCCCCAGAACTACAGGCTTGTAACACAGTGCAGTAGACTGAATAAGGGACGAGGACTGCACGTGAATCGTGCGTCTCACCAGCCACTGCAACACTGATGCCTTTATCAGTCCACACTTTAAAGGCGGTCCAAGAATTGGGACCGTATTTATGTGATAGCTGATATCGGCGTAGGGGCGTTCTATTATTGAATGTTAAGCAAGCAGACACAAATGTAGACATCTTTGCAATAGGCATAAGAAAGACTACGGTTCTGTCAACACCAATAGGTACATACTTAACGCGGTACACGTACACCACGCCGCGCAATGTAGCGCAGCTATAGTCATGACCATAATTCCATAATTCATGATTGGCATCGTATCCAGCGTGAGCCAGGAATACAACTTTATTATCACGGATCACGAAATGTGAATGGTCATCACCTTCGGCGGTGGCACGACGGGGAATGAACGTGAAAATGGCCATAGGGCGCATAAGGGCATAGAACTCTGACATGTTGAGGTAGTAATCAACGTCCACAAACACCAAACACTTCTCATCCAGATCAGATGGGGCATCGGCAATTTCATGAGGTAAGTCAAC